GCCTACTCATGTCTTCAATGATCTACGCTTACGCCGAGCATAAATCTTGTCAAATCAAACTTGTCAATGATGGTGACGACTGTGTGGTATTCCTCTCCAAGAAGGACCTACACAGGTTCATGGACGGTTTATCTGGATGGTTCCGAGACATGGGGTTCAATATGACAATTGAACCCCCAGCATTCGAACTGGAAAAGATAGCGTTCTGCCAAAGTCACCCCATATTCATTGATGGACGATACGTCATGGTGAGAGATCCCCGGAAGGTCCTTTCAAAGGACGCGATCTCCCTTAAGCCCATAAACAACCCGAAACTCTGCACCCGTTGGCTAGCCGCCGTGGGAGCAGGGGGATTGTCCATGACGGGAGGTGTCCCTGTATTACAGGAATTCTACCAAGCATGTCTCAGGTCCTCTAAAGGAGCACGTGCATTGAATGACTTTGATATGGCAAGACGATTGATACTGGGTGAGGGAATGGCGCTCAAATATACAATTCCATCACCTGAGACCAGATACTCATTCTATCTGGCCTTTGACATAGACCCAGCATGTCAAATAGCGATTGAGGGGGTTTACCGCAATCTCACAATCGACTCCGACGAGGTCAAGGAAACCTTATACCTTGATCTCCCCATGGAGTCGATCTAAATGAACACCCCCATTGGGTTTCTATCAATAATGTCCCAAAACTATTACTTTAGTGCTAAACAAAATGCCAAGAGACTACACGGCGACCCCACTGGTTTGATAGAGATGTATAGTCCCAGTTTTCTCATGCTGGCATCCAATATACATGAGAAACACTAAACAACAACCCAAACAACGTTCTAAAGATAAGAAACAGAAGAACACCAAGCAGACCCCTTTCAGAGATACTGGAGGTGTGATAGGCGCCTCAATCGGCAATATGTTCGGTAACGGGCAAATTGGCCGAAATATCGGAAAGTGGTTAGGCACGGGGATTGGTTCAATTTTCGGTTCAGGTGATTATGCCATGATGGGCCCTACCCCCAATAACAACGTTCTTGTCAATGGAGCACAAATCCCAAGATTTGATGGCTACAACAAGACTTCAAACATTGTTAGTCACAGGGAGTATCTCAGGGACATCCAAGGGACCACAGCATTCACCAACACATCGCTGCCCTTGAATCCAGGTTTATTCACCACATTCCCTTGGTTGAGTAATCTAGCTCAGTGTTACCAGGAATATATTATGATATTGAGGCAGCTCAATTCTCTATTCTACCTGAGGTGATTGAAGCACGACAGGCAATGACAGCAGCATATAGGGTATATGACTATAAATGGTACAACCTCTGGCGTTATCTCTTCCCCTCCTCCATGACCCCTCTGGGTTATAGTCGAGGATGAGGGGGCCCAGTTTTGTTACCTGGGATTGATTGCACTGAAAGTGCAGCACCCAATCATCCCAACCTTCAGGTAACAAAATTGGGAGCACCCGCCAAACCCCGTAAGTCTTACCTACTATCAGCTTTCTCACCTGATGGCAAGTACGGGGTTTACAACAATACATTACATTGTGCCGTGAAGGCAGTTAAGGAACGTGTATTCTTCGTTAAGGAAGGTACCACGTTCACAACACCACCACGGCCAGCACCCGGCCACTTCGACACCACACTGTCTACAGTATTCAAGCACTTGAAGAAAAGATCAACGTTTTGCAACCCGATGCAGGCAGAAGCATTCGCTCTGTCATACCAGGCTCCGAAACAAGGAATTTATCTCCAAGCTGTAAGATCACTCGAGCAGAGACCATTCTGTGTCAGAGACTCTTATATCCAAG